ACGGCGGATTAACCTTTTCAACCTAACTGGACTCCCTAACTGGTCGCCTTAACGGGCGGCCCTTTCTCTTGTCTAGTCAGTCGCTTGCGTCCTGTTGCGTGGACTCATGGGGGCTTTGTTGTGTCGCTTGTTATTGGCAAACGATTCTCATGGGTGCTGGCGATTCGCCCTCCGAGCGCAAGGAAAAACATTTGTCAAGCACATTTGTTTCTATCCTCACGTTTTATTACAATCCTGTAACGAATCATCACTTTAGTCTTAAAGGGGGTTGACAAAGGTTTATGGGACCCTCCAGATTATGGGGGTGATTCGCAGGGTGGGCGCGTAGACACCTATATTTCCAAC